AGCGCGGCTTCCATATCTTTCATGTCGCCAATACGACCGCCAGCAACGCCACCAAGGAAGCCAAGCGGCCCAAGTAATGCCGTTCCAAGCCCCGTGCCTATAACATCGCCAGCAATCCCTCGACCGCCTCGACCGCCTGCAAGACCGCCAGCAATGCTGCCTAACAAACCAGCACCGGGGATGCCGGTCATTGAGCCAACTCGACCGCCAAGACTTTGTGCAATTGCAGGGTTTATACTTATATTAGGCGTACCGCCAAACAAACTGCTGCTGCTTGGGGTTGGTGAAGGGGCAACGGATGGGTTGCCTTGATTGTTTGCTGCAACCATTTCAGAGGTACTGCCTTGAGGCACTCCCCCAAATTGTGTCGGATCACCGCCAGCGGAATCCTGCGCCTGCTGCTGTACGCTTGACGGCAAACGGTAGGGATTTGTCGGCTGCACCACAGGCTGCACAGGCTCAACCGTTGGCTGCGCGGCGGCTGGCTGATTGCCAAACTTAGGAAAGATAAACTTATTGCCCTGCCAGTAGCCTTGCGGTCTTCCATAAGCATTGAGCGGAAATACGTTTCCACTGCTGTCGGTATATGTGTTAGCCATTAGCCCACCAATACAACTTTAAAAGTTCGATCTGTCTGCGAATTATTTGCGTGCGTCACCGCAACGCTGCCATTCACCCTGCTTGCGCTGGCAACGTAAATCGTGCCTGCGCCAATTTCAGCCGATGCGTTGGCCGATGTCGGCGTGAATATCAATGCCGTATTAACGCCAATCCTCGCATCGGTAATCGTCGTTGATGCGGCACTTGCTGTAGCCGTAAAATCGATCACGTTATTGGTCTTGCCCGTCAGCATTGAATTAACGCTCTGGCTGATTTGCCGCCGATGGAACTCCTCATCCTGAGAGTCAAACGGCGGGGCAGGGAACTCTGAGACAGCCATCAGGCCGACCCGTCTGCCGCCGTTTCTGCATCAACGCCCTGTGCGTGCGTCCATGTGCCGCCTGCTGCAACATTCACTTGCGCTCTGACAAATCGGGTTGACACTGTGAAATGCGCCTGACCATCAGCATCAATGCCGTTTTCACTCGTCTCCGTTATGCTGTCACCCGGCGCAACCCTGTGCTTGAGTTTTACCGTTACTGTGCCGCCATCAACATATGGCCTGACCGCATTCACATAGATGCGGCCTGTGCCGCCGATCTCTTGCGTTTCCAATTTTGCCGCCATAGCCGCACCCGTAAACCGGCAGAGCTTATAATCGGAATCAAAACTGTTTAGGCTGGTCAACCCGCCGATCCAGCTTTCATCATCCAGCGAGACATCAAGCGAGTCCATGTTGCCGAAATCGTCCAAATCTTCCAGCGTGCGATTGACCGATAAATTGCGGAACATATATTCCTGGTCGATCTCTGCCGTACTCCAGCGGTCAACCGCCCAGTTATAAATGATGACCTTATTAGGCCGACCGCTGCTGTTGCCGCTGCCGGGGTAGGCCCAATACACCATCTTGCTGACAGGATCAGCCGCGCCATAGACACGGTCGATATAATTCTGGTCGAGGTCATTTAGAAAAAATCGGTCAACCTTCTGATCTCCGATTGCCGTACTGCCGGAGCCGCTAAAGCTCCAAAACCCTTCCTCTCCAAGATAGAACGCAAGAGGCCCAACATTCACAACGCTGTTTCTCGCCATCGGTCCACGGTCAAGCTCAATGGCTTGGATTGTGAACACAAGCGGTGGGCCTACATAAGAGAGTCGATAGATTGCTTTCTTGCAGAAAACTACACCGTCAAGACCGCCAACGGCTCCTGTAATCGCCATCACTTCGCCGCCAACGGGCAAATCCTGTCTATCGGATTGCACCGCTGCTGCGGCGGCTGATCCAACTGTGAGCCAGCTTGTCGGGTCATTGATTCCCGACCAATGGATGCGGTTCGGCGTTGTACCGTCGCCGTCGTAGATGTTGCCCAGCACCACAAAATCTTTAACAACCGCTATCGCTTTGGCGCGGATGTCGTAACTCACGCCGTTGACAAAGTTGGTTGCCGTCATGCCAACGGGGCTTGAGTCTGTGACCGCTACCGTAGTCTGACCCTTGATCCCTGCCGTTGCCTGAGTGACCGTCACCACATTCGACGCAACCGTTGCTGAGAATTTGGAGTTTGCGTGAATCTGGTCTTTAAGGTTCGTTGCGGTTTGGTTGTTTGACGTTGCAGCAACAAATGTCCCACTGCCGGGAGATGACCCGACCGTAAAATCATGGGTTGTCTGGTCGGTAGCCACAAGACGCACCTTTTCGCCGTTGGCTAAGTCTCCGTATGCAGTGATCGTAATCGTGCAAGTCGCCTGGGTCTTTAATAGGTCTGTAAAAGTCGAATCGGTTCCCATAACGAAAGACTGAGGTGGGTCACTATGGCCGTTGACCGAAATGACACGGTCGCCAAAATTGATAAAGTTTACATGGTCATTGGTCGCAACCGTATAGCTACCCGATTGCCGTGAAACATTGGCAAAGGTTGTCGTCCCTAATTTAAATAAATCCTGATGGTCGGCAGAAAACGTGTTTACCGTACCGTCCGACTGGATAAAAGACGCACCGCCTCTTGGCCGGTTGGACAGCGCATTACTGACCGTTGCCTGCGCTTTAAAAGGCGCATAGGTCGTTGTCGTCCTGGGCAGCACATTGGTTGCCACGGTTGCCCCCGCGTTACCCAGGTCAGCCTGATCCGGCAGAAACGGCCCGAAATTAAACATTAAAAGCCTCTGTTAATATCAAAGGTTCTGGTTGGCGTAATACCCGCATCAACCGACAACCGCGCCTTGCCGCGTGATCGACTGTCGAGCGTGTTTAGTTCCGCAACCACGCCGTCTAAAAGATTGAGATTTGACTGCACCGATTGCGGGTCTTTTGCTCTCATGTAAAAAGCCGCCAGCGTTGAATATATGTAGGCATCGGGAGAACTGGTCAGAAGCGCATTGGTGTTATCAGTTGCCAAATCAAACTTTTTATAGAAACGATGCGTCATGCCGTAGTCCTGATCCGCTGACCGCTCAAACTGGATCACAGACCCGATGGCAAAGTAATACGGTCGGCCTGTGCCGCTGCTGGCAACTTCTTGCAGAGAGAATAAGGACTGCTGCGTTGGCTGGTGATTGTCGGAAGTATAGAATAAATCAATATGCTCAACAAAGCTCGTAGGCAACGCTTGCGTGCTATCACCGCTGGACAACGTGAAAGTCGTAGATGTCTCTTGCTGTAACAAACGCAGCTTGCGGTTCAGGCGTGCCTCACCCCTTGTAATATAATCAGACCAATCAATATCCGACCTACTGGTTTCGGTATCGAGTGCCGTCTTTAATTCCGCAAGCGTTGTAATGCTCATTATTCATACGCCTCATTAACATCAGGCGTGCTGGGATCGTCGGCAACAAACTTGCCGCCCTTCCGCGCACGTTTCTTCGTCGTTGTTTTCTTGGCGGCTGCTTTCTTGGCAGCAGGCTTCTTTGCTCCCATCGCCGCTTTCGGGCTGTCTGAATATCCCGACTTGGGCAGATCGTCGGCATCGAATATTTCGCCTTCGCCTGTGCCGTCTTTGTACATCCATACCTGTGGCATTTTACCTCACTTCAAAGCATCGGGAGCCGCCTTGCGACGACTCCCGTTAGCCTTAGTTCATCTGGATTCGGCAAGCCAGTTCTGGTCGAACCGTCTTGTAACCGTAGAGAACATCAATACGAGTCGGGAACGTATCAGCACTGATGCTGTAGTCCCTGACAATCCGCATTGAGATTCCATCCATGACCTCACGCGCTGAGAAATCAACGCCGTTTGGCATGACCAGATCAGCCGTCGCAAACACGAACGCATCTTTGTGATACGCAAGCGACACACCAAAGTCGGCAGCGTTGCCGATGTCGGTAGATTGGTCACTTTCGTTTTTGTGCAAGGCTGCGTTGTTCGCAGGCATTGCGCTGACGTTCTGCTTTGCGCCGGAACTGTGAAGTGCCGGAGAAAAGCTGATCGACGTTGCTGAAGTGCCAGCGTCGGCGGTCACAACAAACTCCTTGAGTTTGGTTTGAGTCGCCTTGGTTTCTGGATGCACCGCGTAAACGGAAGCGAAATAGAATATATCGCCTTTTTTCCAAGTGCCTGCT